CTAGTGATAAAGGAATAAAATGGATTTCAGATGGCACACCAGTTTCTATAACACAATATTACAGGCCAAGTAACACAAATGAAAATGGCAATAGTTCTACAGCACCATCTTTTACAATTAATTTCGATAATGAAATAGATGAGTTTAATTTAATAGATTATTCTGGACAAACTAATTCACTATTTAAGAAGTTTTATCAAACATACATAAATGAAGTATTCAATGAAAAGAAAAGATTATACATTTTGAAAGCATATTTAAGCACAGATATACTTGCTAATTTTAGATTAAATGATGAGTTTGTAATACAAGACCGTACCTTTCGTATTAATTCTATAAGTACAAACTTCAAAACAGAAGTATCAGATTTAGAATTATTAAATAAATTAGAATCATGATAAAGAATATAATTGACTTATTGAACGCATCTGATTGGTATGGGGAAGATGAACTTATAGAGATTGCTAAAGGAAAGTACAAAGGCGTTAGAAATTACAAGGAAATGAAAGAACAATTAAAAAGGTTAAGACATGGCAACTAAGAAGATATTAATTCAAATACAGGTAGGCGCTAAAGATGCCAATATAGCTGTATCAAAAGTAGAGAAAGCTTTATCTGGTTTGTCAAGTGCACAGGTAAAAGTAGCTGAAACTACTAAAAAGGCAAGAGCACAATCAGGACTAAATAATGCTATACTTTTAGAAACTGGTCGTTTAGCTTCTGATGCTTCTTTTGGATTTACAGCAATCGCAAACAACTTATCACAAGTAGTTACATTATTGTCAAGTTTTATTGAGACAAACGGTAGTGCCGTTGAGTCTTTTAAACAATTAGGTAGGTCTTTAATAGGAACTGGTGGTTTTTTAATTCTTGTACAACTTTTAATTTCATTTGGGCCAAAACTACTTGACATGCTTACTGGTACAACCCAAGCTGTTAAAGATTTAAGGCAATCACAAAAAGATGCTGCAGAAGCTGCAGGACAACAGATAGGTAAATTACAAACATTAGTTTCTGTATTAGAAAACGTAAATAAATCTTATTATGAAAAACAATCTGCATTAGACGAAATAAATAAAGAACATAAAAAATTAAACATTGAAATAGATAATGAAGGTAATTTGACAGATAAGTCAAGAGAAGCAATTAAGAATTATATTCCAATGCTAGAACAAAAAGCTAAAGCACAAGCAATAGCTGCATTACTTCAAAAGAAGTTTGGTGAACTTATTGAAGCAGAAAACTCATCACTAGAAGATAACACAACAAGTCTTGGTAGGTTTGTAAACATAATGTTGACCACTATTACTAGAGGTTTAATACCGCTTGATAATTTACGAGAAAGGGCAGATGAAAATAGAGCTAAATCAATAGCTGATATACAAGAGCAAATAAGACAATTATTAGCAGAATTTAATGCTCTATCAACAACAGGATTTGACCCAGATGATGTTGATGTTGTAAAAGCTTTTAAAGGCATAAGAGATGTTGTGGTTGATAAAGATTTGTTTGAAGGTCTTACAAGGTTACAAATATTTGCTAGAGATGCACTTGAAGGTGCTGGTGATTCAGCAGTAAAAAGTTTATCTGTATTAAACAAGGCTCTTACAGAACAAACAAAGATGATAAAAAAGGCGAGTAAAGACCAGATAAAACTTGCAGAGATAGAGAAAGATTCAAAAATACAAGCATATAATGATACAGGTAATGCTTTAGTTGCATTAGGTCAATTAGCTGGCCGAGAAACTGGAGTAGGTAAAGGATTAGCTATAGCTGGAACATTAATATCAACTTATGCAGCAGCACAAAAAGCTTATGATTCTCAATTTAGTTTACCTACACCTGATGCACCAGTAAGAGCTGCAATAGCAGCAGCAGCAGCAGTAGCACAAGGTTTAGCAAACGTTGCGGCTATAAGAAAAATTAAAACACCTTCTGGTGGTGCAGGAGTTGGCTCGCAATCTGGCGGAGACACTACTGTGGAAGCACCAGATTTTAACGTTGTAGGCGCAAGTGAAACATCACAATTAGCCACATCATTAGCTGGTGTAACTGGAAGACCAATACAAGCTTTTGTTGTTGGCAAACAAGTAACAACACAACAAGAACTTGATAGAAATATTACAACAACAGCAAGAATTAATTAATTATATATAAATCTAATATGAAAATTATTGAACTACTTATTGACGAAGAACAACTAATGTCTGGCATAGAAGCTATATCTATTGTAGATAGACCAGCTATTGAAGAAAACTTTATTGCTTTATCTAAACAAGAACAAATTAAATTAGCTGAAGTAGATAATGATAAGAGAATACTTATTGGCCCAGCACTAATACCTAATAAAAATATATTAAGGTCAAACGGTGATGAAGAATATTATATATACTTTTCTGAAGATACTGTAAGACAAGCTTCACAATTATTTTTAATGAGAGGTAATCAAAATAAATCTACACTAGAACATCAAGCACAATTACACGGATTATCAGTTGTTGAATCTTGGATTATAGATGATGCTAATATGGATAAATCTAAAAAATATGGTTTTGATTTACCTACAGGAACATGGATGGTAACTATGAAAGTAAACAATGACGCTGTTTGGAATGAATATGTAAAAACAGGTTTAGTAAAAGGTTTTTCTATAGAGGGATATTTTACGGATAAAATTGATATGTCTAAACTAAATTCAGTTGATGACGAAGAAGAGGCAAAAGAAATTTTATTAGAGATAGCCAATTCAATACTAGATAATAAATATGAATTAAAAACATATGGTGATTATGGTAGTGGTGTAAGGAACAATGCCAAAAGAGGTATTGAACTAAATAAAAAAGTAAATAATAAATGCGCTACTAGCGTTGGTAAAGTAAGAGCACAGCAATTAGCAAGAGGTGAAAAACTTTCTGTATCAACAATAAAAAGGATGTATTCATATTTAAGTCGAGCAGAAACATATTATGACCCTAACGACAGTAAAGCATGTGGAACTATATCATATTTATTATGGGGTGGCAAATCTGGCCTTGCTTGGTCAAGAGGTAAACTAAAAGAATTAGGAGAACTGGAATTATCTTCTATGGTTATTGACAAAGATTTTGCTATTATTGATGATAGACTTGCTTATTCTTCTAAGGAGAAGGCAGAAGAAATGGCAAAGAACATTGGTTGTAAAGGACATCATGTACATGAATATGAAGGTAAGTCTTGGTTTATGCCATGTGAAAAACATATACAAGATGAAGAACTTGTTTATGGTAAATGCCCAGAAGGATTTAAAAAAGTATATGGTAAATGTGTTAAACTAGCAGAAGTTGGGCCTAGAGGTGGTATAAGAAAAAGCCCTAAAGCACCAGCTTCAGGAACACCAAATAAAAATCCAAAAGGTAAAGGAACTGCAAAAGGTGATGCTTCTGGTAAAAGAGGTGCAAAAGTATCTGCAAAAGACAGGGCATCTTTGCAAAAAAAAGCTGATGATTTTAACAAAAGATATAAAGAAAAATTAGGTTATGGTATTACAGTAGGGATGCTTGCATCTGTATTCCAAAGAGGACTTGGTGCATTTAACACAAGTCATTCTCCTAATGTTAAATCACCTTCACAATGGGCACACGCAAGAGTCAACGCATTTATGTATCTTGTAAGAAATGGAAGACCACAAAATGCAAAATACACAACTGATTATGATTTGTTGCCAGCTAAACATCCTAAAAGTAAAAAATGAGAAAGTCAAAAGAAACCGTTGGTAGAAACGTACCTAAAAATAGTCGCAGAGGTTGTCTTTGTAAAGATGGCAAAACATACTCTATAAAATGTTGTGATGGTACTCTGAGAGCTCAGGGTATTGGTAAAGTGTAAAATCTAACACTTTATTTTCAGTTTATTATATATATATAAATCTAAACTTAAGTTATGGAAAAGAATAAAGCTACATTAATATTAAAGGATATTATGGAAAAATTATCTTTAATAAAAAAAGAAGAACTTTCTCAAGAAGAAGTTGCAGAACAAATTCAAGAGGAAGCTGATATGTCTTTGAAGCTTACTGAAGAAGCGGTAAATGAAGAAGTACATTTAGAAGAAGTAAAAGCTGAGGAAGAAGTTATTGAAGAAGTACAAGAAGAAGTACAACTTGAAGAACAAGAATCTGAAGTGATTGCTGAAGAAGAAAATGTTGAACTTGACGAAGAAAAATACGTTACAAAAGAACAATATCAAAAAGACATGGCTTCAATCAAAAGTATGATTGATGACATGAAATTAAGATATGAAGACGAAAAGGTTTCTATGTCTAAGGAAATAGAAAAATTGTCTGCAGAACCTGCAGCCGAGCCTATTCAACATAATTCAGAAGATAATTTCGAGCCTAAATTTAAGTTTGCTCGAGATAGAAGAAAATCAACTCTTGATAGAGTTATGGAAAACTTAATTAATAATAAATAAATAAATAATAATAATTATGGCAGTATTAGAACACGTTAGTGATGATGTAATGAGAATGTTTGACGACTATGAAACAGTTTCGGCATCAGCCTCATTAAATCTATCAGATTCTGGAAAAGTATTTAGAATTTCTGGAACAGGTTATACATTAACTTTACCTGCACCTACAGCAGGATGGAAAGCAAAATTTGTTGTGGCAGCAGCATTTTCAACGGACTTCGTAGTACAATCACCAGCAGACAATAGAGATACTATTAATGGTGGTGTTATGGTAAACGGAGCAATCGTTGAAGCTGACGCAGTAGATAGAGTAACATTTGAAGATGATGCAGAAAGTATCGGTGATTATATCGAGATACATTCTGATGGCACTAGCTATTTCCTATGGGGAAATGGTAACGCAGCTTCATCAATTTCAGTTGGAGAATTATAATAATTAAATAAATAGAATAAAAGATATGGCGACTACAACTTCGATAACAACTACTTATGCAGGCGAATTTGCTGGTGAGTATATAGCAGCAGCTCTACTAAGTGGTGTAACATTATCACAAGGAGGGGTTTCAATTAAACCCAATATTAAATTTAAAGAAGTGATTAAAAAGCTATCAATGAATGACATCTTAAAAGATGCTTCTTGCGACTTTAATCCAACTTCAAATGTAACATTAACAGAAAGAATCTTACAACCAGAAGAATTCCAAGTGAACCTTCAGTTATGTAAAAAAGACTTCAGACAAGACTGGGATGCACAATCTATGGGCTTTAGCCAATATGATAATCTTCCTAAAAAATTCTCTGATTTCTTAATTGCACAGGTTGCAGCTAAAGTAGCTCAAAAAGTTGAGCAAAACATTTGGCAAGGTGCAACTGCAAATAACGGTGAGTTTAATGGATTTCAAGCATTACTTGCAGCAGACGGAGACGTTGTTGACGTTGCAGCAGTAGGTGGTGGTTTAACTTCAGGTAACATTATTGCAGAACTATCAAAAGTAGTTGATGCAATCCCATCAGCAGTTTATGGTAAAGAAGATGTTAATATTTACATTCCATCAAGTGCAGCTAAACTATATGTACAAGCACAAGCGGCTTTAGGATATAGAGAGCTTTACAACGTTGGAAAAACAGAAATGAACTTTCAAGGTATTCCACTATTTACAGCGCCTGGACTAGGTGATAACAAAATGGTTGCTGCAGAATCTTCTAACTTATTCTTTGGTACTGGTCTATTAAACGACTGGCAAGAAGTTAAGTTAATTGATATGGCAGACATTGACGGAAGTCAAAACGTAAGAGTGGTACTAAGAGGAAGTGCTGGTGTACAGCATGGAATTGGAAGTGATATAGTATTATACTCGTAATCATAGTTTAACATAAAGAAAGGTAGGTGGGGTATATGCCTACTTACCTTTTTTTTTAATAATAATAATAATATGGCATGTAATTTAACACTAGGTAGAAAAGAACCATGTAAAGACGTTGTTGGCGGTATTAAAGCTGTTTACTTTGCTGACTTCGGTACTTTCTCTACACTTGCTTATGATAACACAGACACAGATGTAATTGACACATTAGGAAGTAATTTGACGGTTAGACAATATGATGTAAAAGGTAACTCATCTTTTGAGCAAAATATTACTGCATCAAGAGAAAATGGTACTACATTTTTTGAGCAAACACTAAATTTAACACTTCACAAACTTACAAAAGAAGACAATAAAGAATTGAAACTTATGGCTTATGGGAGACCACATGTCATTGTTGAAGATTATAATAAAAATTGTTTTGTAATGGGATTAGAAAATGGTGCTGATGTTTCTGGTGGTACAATAGTAACAGGTGCTGCAATGGGAGATTTAAGTGGATATACACTTACTTTAACTGGTATGGAAAAAGTGCCAGCTAATTTCATACAGAAAACAGCAGCTACTGAATCTGTAGCTACTACACTTACAAACGCAGGTATAAGCACGATAACAGCAGGTACAAATTCTTAATTAGAATTTACACAATTATTAAAAGGGGTTCTATTAGTTCCCCTTTTTTTATATAAACAAATTAAATATTATTTGTTATTTATAATATGGTAATA